GTGCGGAACCGCAACCTAAGCTCGTTCGAGTATTTCAACACTGCTGTTTCGATTCGAAACGACGTGACGCGTCTTGTGGCTTCGTCGGCGGTGCCGAAGTCTTATCGCTTCATCCTCGCCGTCCCCATGGCGGAGACGGCGCGAAGCTTGGTGTTCAATCTGGTTAAGGCTGATGCCTTCTACCCGAACACGGCTCGCAACGTCGAAGAGCGCAAGCATTACATGACGCTTGCGATAGCGGACTTGCAGCAGCTATACCAAGACCTGCAATGCCTTATGGCTATGAATCTGCCGGTGAAGGTCGCGCGGTTCGAAGCGATATCAGAGAGCATAGAGAGCGACATAAAGCTGATAAAGGGCGCTCGCGCGGGCGTGAAGCTCATTGGGAAGGGGTAAAATGGTCGCGCGTTGTCCCTTGGAAATCATCGCGTCAATTGGTGGCTGCGCTCCGTCATGGGCGGGTCTTCGTCCAACGCGTGCAATGTCAACAGCAACGGCAATGCCAACAACAATGCCCCGACGAACGACTGGATACGCCCCCTGCCGTGATTCCCAAGCCTTGCCAGACCGTGCGGCCATAAGCGCCGCGCGCCGTGCATTTGAGGAAGGAAGGGGCGACCGTCGGGCGCAAGCCCGTAAATATGCACCCCGCGACGGTTGCCGTTCGCTGCTTGCATGGCGCGGTTCTCGGCTTCCGACCGCGTTTCATGGTCAACCGTCAAGCGGCTGCTGGATGCCGGTTGTGAGCCGCGCGGGGTGCCCTCATGAACTCTGAAGAGCGCAGGGCTGCGCGACGCGCAAGGCGCGATGCCAAGCGCGCGGAGAACCGGACTAGGCGCATCGAGGGATGCACGCTAGAAGCCGTCGCCGACCTCGATAACCTATACGATGCCGCCAACGGCGCTGCCGCTGGCGTTCGCTGGAAATCGAGCGTGCAGCGATACATGGCACGCGTAGTTCCAAACATCATGAGGGCGCGGCGCGACCTTCTCACGGGTGCCGACTTCCGGCGCGGCTTCATCGAGTTTGACTTGTTCGAGCGCGGCAAGCTTCGTCACATCTGCTCTGTCCACTTCTCGGAGCGCGTCATACAGAAGTCTTTGAGCCGTCACGCCCTCGCGCCCGCGATCTGGCCTACACTCACCGAGGGATGCGCCGCGAACGTCAAAGGGCGCGGCACAGACTACGCGATTCGCCGGATGAAGCGCCAGCTTGTCGAGCACCACCGAAAGCACGGAACGGAAGGCTACATCTTGCAGGTCGATTTCGCGGACTACTTCGCAAACATCGACCACGACGCTTGCAAGCGCCTTATCGACCGCGCCATTGACGATGAGCGCGTTAAGCGCGTCATGAACGACCAGATAGACGCTCACGGCTCACGTGGCTTGGGTCTGGGCAGCGAGCCGAACCAGATTCTAGCCGTCGCCCTGCCGTCGCCCATCGACCATCTGATGCTTTCCCTTCCGGGCATCTTGGCGAGCGGGCGATACATGGACGATAGCTATTGCATCGCGCTTGAAAAGCAGACGCTTTGGGACGCTCTTTCTCGCATCGAAGCGCTCTGCGACGATCTGGGAATCATCATCAACCGCAAGAAAACGCGCGTCGTGAAGCTGACGCGCGGCTTCGTGTTCCTGAAGAAGAGGTTTTCATATGGCGAGGGCGGAAAGGTTGTCGTTCGCCCGTGCCGTTCCTCCGTGACGCGGCAGCGGCGAAAGTTGAAAAAGCAAGCCGCTCTTGTCGCCAAGGGGATTATGACCGTCGAGCAGGTCAACCAATCCTACCAGTCATGGCGCGGCAGCATGCAGCGCCTTAGCGCGCATGAGACCGTGAAGCGCATGGACGCGCTATACAAGGAGCTTTTCGGCTGAGAGCAGCCAAAAGACAAGGTATTCAAGCCCTCGCATTCGCGGGGGCTTTTTTGTTGCGAGAGAAAGGGGAACACATGGCATTCACCGAAGAGGAAGAGGGCAAGCTTCGCGCGATCATCGCCATTTTCGACGGCCAAGCGCCGTCGCTCTCTAGCGACGTGGCGGCGAAGTGCCCTGCGCTTTTCGCGGAGTGGGACGGCGAAGGCCACGCCTACGCCGAGGGCGAGCGCGTGCGCTTCGAGGGCGTGCTTTACACGTGCCTTCAGGCGCACACGTCGCAGCCCGATTGGTCGCCCACGGCAGCGCCGAGCCTTTGGGCGCAGGTGCTTGAAGCAGGAACGCCCGACACGCCGACAGAGGAAGTGCCCGAATGGGTGCAGCCCGATTCTACGAATCCCTACCCGCTCGGTGCCCGCGTCAAGCACAACGGCAAGGTCTGGGAATCCCTCGTTGCTAACAACGTATGGGAGCCGGGGGCTGTCGGCACCGAAACCGTCTGGCGAGAGGTGACGGAGGGCTGACGTGGCGGAGAGCGTTTTAGACCATGCAGCGGCCTTCGGTGCCGAATGGTTCTTCGCGTTCCTCGTTGCTATCGGCTTCGGAATACTCGCAAAGCAGTTGCTTAACGAGTACCAGCGCAACAACGAGCGCAAGGCAGAGCTTGAAGAGCGAAACGCGGCGCGACAGGCAGAACTAGAGCTGAAGCGCGAAGAGCGCAAGCGCGACGAACTCAACGAGCGCGCGCAGCGCGACCGCGAGCGCTTGGAAATGGAAGGCCGCATCGCTGCGCAGATGGAGCGTAGCAACAACATTTCGGAAGGGCTGCAAGCCGCTATGGAATCTCTCAGGGCTTCCACTGCGGCGCTGCACGACGAAATCAGAGAATCGCGCGAGCACTCGCACGACATGGCAAACAAGGTCGATCACATCTATGACCGCGTAGACCTCATCTATGAAAAGGAGAGCTGAAATGATTAACTTCACCGCACGGATCAAGAACAAGACGTTTTGGCTGACGCTCATTCCCGCCGTCCTGCTGCTCGCGCAGGTGGTCGCCGCCCCGTTCGGCTACCAGTGGGATTTCGGCATTCTGAACGAGCAGTTGGCCGCAATCATCAACGCGCTTTTCGCGGTGCTTGCAATCTTGGGCATCGTGACCGACCCGACCACGGCTGGCGTTGGCGATTCCGCGCAGGCGCTCACCTACACCGAGCCGAAGCGCGATGAGTAGGCTAAAGGCTGTCGCCCTCGTGCTCTCCGGCGCGCTCGCGTCAATGCTCTTCTGCGGCTGGCTCATCGTAGGCCACGTGGAGGGCGACGCGGGCGCGCTCGCGGAAGCGCGGCAAGAGGGCTACGAAGCGGCGGAGCGCGACCGTTTGGCAATCGTGAGAGACAGACCGATTGCGGAGGGCAACAGCATGCCGCTATGGCTTCAGACCGACCCGCAATGGGATTACGTGCCCTACGCGGACGGAACCATCGGCGACTACGGCTGCGGCCTTACATGCGCAGCTATGGCTGTCAAATACATGACGCTTCAGGACATTACGCCGCTCACGCTCGCTTCGTTCGTCGGCGACACGTGCCTTACCGATGGCGTTAACGACCCCGGCAAGTTCTGCGCGTGGATTTCCGAGCATTACCCGGAATACGGCATCGAGAGCACGCCGATTTCTTACGATCTCGCACCCGTCCTTCAAAACGTGTCCGATGGGTGGCTTGCCTTCGCTGGCATGAGCGGGACGCTCGGCGATAGGGACTACGGCGGGCACGTCGTGCTTATCTGGCGCGCCGACGATGACGGCTACTGGATACGCGACCCAGCGAGCGCTGGGAACTCAGCGCGCGCCTTCACGCTCGAAGAGCTAGAGCAGGTCGATTTTCATTACTTCTATTGCATCAGGGGTGGTTTCTATGGCGCTTAACGGCATCGACATTTCCAACTACCAGCGCGGGCTTGACCTCGCGCAGGTGCCCTGCGATTTCGTTATCTGCAAGGCGACCGAGGGGATCAATATCGTTCACAACACGTGCGACCCTTGGATTCAGAGCGCGAAGAAGCTTGGCAAGAAGTGGGGCTTTTATCACTTCTTTAACGGAGCAGACCCTATCGCACAGGCCGATTACTTCGTGGCAAATTGCAAGAACTACTTCAAAGAGGGCATGCCGGCACTCGATTATGAGATGTACGGTCGAGTTGGAACCGATAAGGCAAAGAAGTTTCTTGACCGAGTATATGAGCTTACGGGCGTTCGATGTGCGGTCTACACGTCTCGTTCGGTACTCACCGAAGAGGATTGGTCGCAGATTGCGCCCAATCACGCACTTTGGGTTGCGCAGTATGCAAACACTGAAAGAACGGGCTACCAGAGTAACCCTTGGCTTCCTAGCGGCGGATTTGGAGCGTGGGATACCGTCACGTTGCATCAGTACACGTCGAACGGAAGATCAAGCGGATACGACAATCCGCTTGATCTTGATATCGCGTATCTCACAAAAGAGGGATGGGATAAGATTTCGAATCCTTCTGGCTCTACCGTGCCTGATGTTCAGCAACCAGAAGTGCCGGATGAAGATATCGAGGGCGCTGCGCTTGAACTTGCTGCACGCGTGATGGCTGGTGAGTTCGGAAACGACGAAGAGCGCAAGAAGAATCTCGGAAACCGTTACGATGAGGTGCAGGATATCGTCAACTATGTTCTCACGGCACCAGCAGCCCGCGTTGCAGATGCAGTCGAGCGCGGCCAGCTAGGAAACGGCGATCTTCGCAAGAAGGTTCTTGGAAGTAGGTATGCCGAGATTCAAGGAATCGTCAACCAGCGTGCGGGTGTTGGAACCGCTCGCGTCTACACCGTCAAGAGCGGCGACACGCTCAGCGAGATTGGCGCTACGCTCGGCATCGACTGGCACACCATCGCAAACAAGAACGGCATCGGGGCACCATATACGATCTACCCCGGCCAGAAGCTTTCTTATTAG